TCTTACAATATATTGACGAGATTGAGCATACAAATAAAGAGTTGAAAGATCAAGTATTCTTTCTTAAATCAAAACTTAAATGATATGAAACCAACAGAAGAACAAACAAGAGAAATGTATTCTAATTGGCTACTAAGTGAATGTAGTTGCCCAATAGATGAAATAGAATATCTATTCGACAACTTACCTAAAGACCATAAAGAACAAATTGCTTTGGATATGCAAGAGCACTATAACGATCAAAACTAATATAGTATATAACACTATTAAAACCCTAGTATTAATTTACTAGGGTTTTTTTTTGGCCTTATATAAGATCATAACCAGTAAAATAAGCTATTAATTTATACCTAGGTACTATATATCTATTTTCAAGCTCTGTATGAGCTTTTTTTTGTTTCAAATATATGCTAGTATACAACATACTATAAAAGTTTATTAGATAGCTTAAAAATAGCCTTAAACAATACAATACAATAATATTAATACAATACATATTTATTTGATCGCACAGCTCACTTTCAATAGTTACTTCCTGGTAACTACTTTTTTCTATCCTATTAGTTACTTTATAACACCATCAACAACAACAAGGGGTATATAAAAAGTTCTATTTTTTCGGCTGTATACCAACGCCCCGGCTTCGCGTACATCGTGTCAATTTTTTCTGACCGATTGGGGTAATCCCGGATCCTGTAGAGCAAAAAAAAACACCCGAAGGTGCTTATTTGTCTTTTATGTTTACAAGGAACGAGCCAAGTAAAAACATTATAATTCCAAATGCAAATGTAAAAGCTATATTATCCATAATTAAAATTTACCGCTTACTGTTCCGTTTGGTTTTTTTATAATACCACCAAAGCCTTTATTTTCTTTTATACTTTCCATATACTCCTCACAACAAGTTGCATCGGGACAAACGACTTTACCATCTACTACTTTAATTTTGTGTCTAGTTAGTTCTTTAACTTCTCCACACAAACTGCATTTGAATTTTGACATTATTTATTTATTTAAAGTTTAGCAGTAGGGGAAGGACTCGAACCTTCACGCAGAGGTTAGCTATAGGACAATGTTGCAACTTGGTGGTCAACCCTCTATCCTAAGTTTATTCCTTAATCTGCACCCACGAGACAGGTGGGTACGTCTGCCAGTTTCGTCACCCTACTTTAGTGTAAAATAATTTACTAGTAAGTACAATATAGGAATAATTATGGCAATTAGTGTAATGTGATCTTCCATAATTTTTTTTGTTTTTTGAAATTGAGGGGAAACCCCCACAGCTCCCCTCATTCTCAAACGCTGATTCTAAATCAAATTGATTTAAAATTGCCTACCTACTGAAAAATAAACCACTTTATTAAAGTGAAGGTAGGACTTTATTTGCTCCACTCACGCAGGAAACTCTCGTTAATTGTAGGTAAAAAAATTAAGGCCCAAGTCTATTCGACAGTCTTATCTGGTGAACGAGGTTATTAAGAGCTACACCACCACTCTATGCCTTAATTTTAAAACACGGAACAAATATACTGAACTCAGATAATAAGTTCCAAATTTTTTGGCATAAATTTTCAAAAAAAGTTGTAAAACGCTAAATATCAATAAATTAACTTTTAGAGGTCAAAATGGGGTCATTTAGGGGTCAACGATACCCCTAAGGATAAGGATAAGGATAAAGACAAAGATAAAGTATAAACAATTTTTTTTATTTATTTTTTTTTTGTATGTTAGCCAAATATGAAAAGATTACCTACAGAAATAAAAAGACAAAGAGGGACACTTCGTAACGATAGAATGAATCCTAACGAACCTACTTCTCCCTTAAACATCCCTCCTGTACCAACTTGGCTTTCGGAGGATGGTCAAAAGTCTTTTGTGGAGTTAGCAAAAATACTTCACGATATGTCTGTACTAACTCAAGCAGATGAATTATCCCTTACTTTGCTTTGTGACGCATTTGGCGATTACAAACAAGCTAAAGACGTGATTAACAAACTTGGTCCTACACAAGACATTACATCACGAGAGGGTAACACAAAGTCTATACAAAGACCTGAAGTTCTTATAGCCAATCAGGCCTTCACAAGAGTTTTTCAACTACTCAAAGAATTTGGATTAACACCATCGAGTAGAGCTAAGGTGAATGCTATAGAGTCTCAGGCAGGTACACCGGATATTAAAATAGAAAATTTCTTTAACAGCGATGAATAATCTTCATCACATAGAAAAGGAAAAATACTACTTTGATGACAAAGCAGCTAAACGAGCTGTAGACTTTATCGAAACATTCTGTAAACACATCAAAGGTGATCTAGCAGGTAAACCATTTATCTTAGAGGACTGGCAAAAAAAAGATATTATTGAGCCTTTATTTGGTTGGAAGTCCAAAGAAACTAATCTAAGAAAGTTTAGGCAGTGTTTTGTATTTATACCTCGTAAGAATGGTAAAACAAATCTTATGGTAGGTATAGCATTGTATATGCTTTTCTCTGATGGCGAAAAAGGTGCAGAGATAGTATCTGCAGCTGCAGACAAAGAACAAGCTAGGCTATCATTTTCTATTGCAAAACAAATGGTATTGCAAGAGCCTGAATTTGACAAACGAGCAAATACTTATCGTGACTCTATTACCTACGATAAAGTTGGTTCATACTACAAAGTTATATCAGCAGATGCCGACACTAAGCACGGACTTAACTTATCTTGCTGTTTGTTAGATGAGATACACTCTCATAAAAACAGAGACCTCTACGATGTACTTCTTACTTCTATGGGAGCAAGAAAAGAACCGCTTATGTTAGGTATTACCACAGCAGGTGCTGGACATCAAAAAGACCACATATGTAAGGAATTATATGATTATTCTAAAAAACTTATTGACGGAGTAATAAAAGACGAGTCATTTTTGGGTGTTGTTTACGAGGCAGATAAAGATGCTGATATTTTTGATGAAGAAGTGTGGAAAGAAGCAAATCCCGGATATGGTACTATCATAACTGAGGAATATATGAAGCAACAGGCTGTAAAAGCTAAAAACGAGCCATCTTACGAAAATACATTTAGAAGGTTACACCTAAACCAATGGGTAGCAAACGAAACTAGATGGATTAGTGACGAAAAGTGGATGGATTGTAATGTTCCTGTAGATGAGTCTAGATTAGTAGGTAAAACTTGTTATGTTGGATTAGATTTAGCTTCTACACGAGATGTTACTTGTTTAGCACTAGTTTTTCCTGATGATGAGGGTGGTTATGACCTAATATTGCATTCATTTATACCTTCTGAAAACGCACACAAGAGGTCTGAAAGAGATAAAGTAGACTACATAAAGTGGCACAGAGAAGGCTATATAGAGCTTACACCGGGAGATGTGTGTGACTACAACTACATAAAAGAAAAGATTAGACAAATATGTGAGAAATTTGATGTACAAATAATTGCATATGATAGGTGGAATGCTTCACAAATAGTTATAGACCTAACTGAGGAAGGGTGTCCAATGATACCAGTTGGACAAGGTTTTAGAACTATGTCACCTGCAGCAAAAGAATTTGAGACATTAGTCTTATCAAGAAGTATTAGACACGGAGGAAACCCAGTCCTTAGGTGGATGATGTCAAATATTGTATTGGCATTAGACCCTGCAGGGAATATAAAACCAAACAAAGCAAAATCCAACGAAAAAATTGATGGTGTAGTAGCCTGTCTTATGGGACTGAGCGAAGCTATGCAAAATAAAAATTCAGGTGGATCAGCATATGATGACAGGGAAATATTCTTTATCTAAACAAGAGATTATAGCCTCTGAGCAAGATAATATTAGGCAGATTTGCGAATCTGTAGCACGAAGCAATCAAGACCATTGCTTAGTAGACGATTTAGTACAAGAAATCAATTTAATTTTACTTACACAACTAGATGAAACCATTCAATCACTTTACGAAACTGGCCAACTCAATTACTTTGTCGCTAGAGTTGTTACAAATCAGGTTATCTCTAATACTTCTGATTTTCATAAAAAATATCGTGATAGGGGCGTTAAAGACTGTCCGATTTACGAAGACTATGATGAAAAAGCTGACAAATTATGGCAAGAAGCATCAAAAATAGACCATAAATTCAGTAAAGACCTAGTTACACTAAGATTTGAGTACAACCTTAAAATCAGCGAAATAGCTAAAGTTAAGGGGGTTTCAGAGAGATATGTGTACAGATTGCTGTCTAAAACACTAAATTATTTAAAAAAATGTTGAAAAATTAGTTCAGTATTTAGGCATTTTTACTATTTATTAATGTATAACTATTCGAAGGGTTTTGGGATTATTAGATTTTTTTACAAAAAGAGGCAAAGTTAATGAGGGTCAAGAGACTCGTTCTATCTTTGGTCAAACAGTATTAAGCGGTTTTTTTGGAAATGCCGCAGGACAACCTGTATCAAAGCAACAAGCTATAAGAATAGCTGCTGTTTGGTCTTGTGTACGAGTTTTGTCCGAAACCATAGCTTCCCTACCCATCTGTTTATATTCTAAAGATGAACTTAATAGAAAATCTAAATTAGATAATGATCCGTTAAGCATCCTTATTGGTGAACAACCATCCCCTTTATACACTTCTTTTATGTTCTTTGAAAGAGCTTTGGTTGATTTATCTTTTGATGGAAACTTTTGTGCTTACATTGAAAGAAACCGAGGCGGTTTACCAATAGCACTTCACCCAATTCAATATAATGATGTTGAGGTCTTCGCATCTCCTGATGGGAGGGAAGTTTATTATGAAATAAATCAAAACCCTGATACGCCATACCCAGTAATTGGTAAGGTGCAATCAATAAATATGATTCACGTTAAAGGGTTATCTTTTGATGGACTTGAGGGGAAAGCTCCTCTAGAGGCTGCTGCCGAAACATTAGGTATTTCTTTATCTTTGGATAAACACGCAGGGTCTTGGTTTAAGAATGGCTCACAGTTGGGAGGAATACTAAAACATCCGGGGACTCTTAAACCTGAAACAGCTAAAAGGCTAAAAGAATCTTGGAACGCTAACTACTCAGGCACACCAAATGCAGGTAAAACAGCAATACTTGAAGAAGGTATGGACTGGGTTAGCAGAACAGTACCTAACAACCAAGCACAATTTATTGAGTCTAGAGAATATCAAGTAAGTGATATTTGTAGAATATTTAGAGTACCTAACTTCTTAGTAAACGATGTTGCTAAAGCTAGTTACAACTCAATAGAAGCACAGCAGATACACTTTGTATCACACACTATAACTCCTTGGTTAAAAAGAATAGAAAGCGAGTTAAATAGCAAATTAGTACCTTCTAACAAAAAAGGTACACACTACTTTAAATTCAATGTTACTGCCTTACTAAGAGGAGATACTCAAAGTAGAGCAGATTACTACAGAACTCTTGTTAACATAGGTGTTCTTTCTCCTGATGAAGTTCGTTCATTAGAAGATATGAATACTCTAGGCGATGAAAGTTCTAAAGTATATATGCAATCTAATATGATGCCACTAGATAAACTAGGCGAGGCAACATCTAGACAAGACTTGACTGAGGAAGAAGAATAATGGCTTTAAAGGACATAAATACTACTCCAACTAGCGGAATGCGAGAAGAAGCTCGTAAAGGTCTAGAATGGCGTAAAAAGTATGGTAGAGGAGGTACTTCAACAGGAGTATCTAGAGCTAGAGACATAATCAACGGAGATTTATCAATCTCGACTATAAAAAGAATGTTCTCTTTCTTTAGCCGACACGAAAACAATAAGGCTAAACATTATTCTGCAAAAGAGAAAGACGGAGGACCTACTGCTTGGAGAATTGCTTGGGCATTATGGGGAGGAAACGCAGGTTTTAGTTGGTCTAGAAAAAAGGTCAAAGAAATTGAACGAGAAGAAAAAAGTTTAGATATGAAAGATAATAAAGAAATCAGAGTATTTACTGCTAACTGCGAAGTACGAAAAGACGATGAGTCTAATGAGTACAAAGTTAGTGGTTACGCTGCACTGTTTGATCACGAAAGTAGAGATTTAGGTTTCAGAGAAACTATATCTAGAGGTGCTTTTGATGGTCGACTAGATGACAATGTCATTCTTACTTATAACCACGATATGAATGCTATCTTAGATAGAAATATGGGTGGTACGTTAAAACTAACAGTTGACGAAAAAGGACTTAGATACGATGGAACATTACCAAACACTTCTACAGGTAACGATGTCGCTGAACTTATGCGTAGAGGTTTATTGTACGAATCATCTTTTGCTTTTACAGTTGAAGAAGATGAGTGGTCAATGGATGGAGATGTCCACAAAAGAAGCATCAACAAAATATCAAGATTGTTCGATGTATCTATAGTAGGTGTTGGTGCATATGCCAATACTGATGTTGCACTACGAGCTTTGGAAGAAATTCAACAAGAAGTTCAAGAAGAAGAAGTTGTAGAGCAAGAACAACAATGCGACAGTGAGGAAACACTTAATAAAATCGGTTTATTAAAAAATGAATTAACACTTAAAAGCAAACTTTAGAAGATGAAAAATTCTGTAGAATTACGTCAAGAAAGAGCAGGTTTGATTGAAGAAGCAAACAATATGCTTGAGACTTGCAAAACTGAAGCTCGTAACTTTTCTGATGACGAGCAAGTAACTTACGATGCAAAAATGGAAAGCATCGACAAACTTAAAAATGACATTGATATGGTCGAAAGACAAGAAAAACTGAACGCAGAAATTGCATCTGCTCCAGTTTCACACTCAGTACAAGATGTAGCTGATTCAAAAGAATTCAAAAGCTACTCTTTTGTAGAAGCATTCAACGCAGCTAAAACTGGTCGCGTAGATGGTCTTATCAAAGAGATGGACCAAGAAGCTCGTAACGAGAACCCTAACCAAGACTTCCGTGGAATCGCTATTCCTTACGCAGCTCTTGAATCTCGTGCTGCTAACACTGCTCTTACTGCAGGTTCTAACGAAGTAGAAGTAAAGTCTTTCGTAGATGACTTATACGCTGCATCTGCACTTATTCCTGCAGGAGCAAACTTCTACACAGGAGTTGCTGCTAACCAAAAGATTCCTTTAATCTCAGGAGTTTCTGCTTCTTTCGTAGCTGAAAACACTGCATCTGCAGTAACTGAAGCAGGTACAATCGCAGGAACAGAACTTTCTCCTAACCAAATTATTGCTGCAACTAACGTATCTAACGCTGCAATTACTCAAAACGCTTCTGTTGAGGCTGCATTCAGAAGAAACTTTGCTTCTGCAATTATGGCTCAGTTCGAGAAAAACTTGTTGGGTGTAGCTGACGCTACTGGTCCTAACTCTGTATTTGCTGATGCAATTGCAACAGACATTACTCAAACTTGGACTAACACACTAGCTTTAGATAGAATTGTTCAAATGCAAAACAAATTGACAGGATTGGATGTAGACACTACTAAAGATTCAGTTAAATTGTTTATGAACGCAGACGCTTACGGAGACTTGTTAAGCCAAATTTCAGGTAAAGAAGGATCAGGTTTCTTAGGTTCTACTATGAACTTAACTGACAAAACTGTTCTTAACATTCCTTATATGGTTTCTTCTAACGTAGGTAATGACGCTAACTCAGGAACAAGAGCTAGAGCTTTACTAATCGATGTAGAGAAAATCCATATGGCAATGTTCGGTGGACTTGACCTATTGGTTGACCCATACAGCCAGTCTTTATTAGGTGGTACTCGATTAGTTCTTTCTACTTTACTTGATGGTGCAGTTGTACAAAGTTCAGGTAAAGAAGTTGGAGTTAAATGTGTTGCTACTGCATAATAGCACCAATTAATAATTAACAAAGGGAGTCCTTCGGGACTTCCCTTTATTTAACTTAAATCTATGTACTTAGACCCAAACGATTATCAACAAGGCGATTTAGTTTTAATTACTGATCCTGCTACAAAGGTAGTAACAGTAGATGAGATTAAAGACCATCTTCGTATAGACACGACTGATGAAGATACTTTGTTGGGTCTATATATAGATGCTGCTACAGAGATGGCAGAAAACTACTGCGGTAGACATTTTATAGAACACACTTACAAATTATACTTTGACACAGAGACACATAGAGCATCTTTATACTTCCCTGACTGTACTTTAGTTAGTTCTGACGCAGTTTTAACAAAGTATGTAGAGTGGAAAGTAACAGATTTTGAAACGATTCTTTATTCAGATGATGCTTATTTAGAGTCTTTTTCTAATCCATCCATAGTTAGGTTATCTAAAGATTTTGGTAGTTTTGGTTATCCTGCAAACGGAGATGGTGATTTGTTTTGGTTTAATTTTAAAACAGGATTTGGAGCTGCAGCAAGTGATGTTCCACAAGCTATAAAACAAGCGATTAAATTAATTGTCGCTGATATGTATTATTTTAGAGAAGATAGAAAGAGAAGTTTTCCTATGGCATCTGAGATATTACTACAACCTTATAAATGCTATCAATAAGATATGGCATTTATTAGTAAAATAAGGGCCGGAGAATTTAATCAAAGAATTAAGATTAAATCTATAGCAACTACTATTGACCAATTTGGTGGAGTAGAAAAAAATTACGTTACTCAAGCTACTGTTTGGGCAAATAAAAACGTAAAAACTTTAAGAGATATAGAAGAAAAGTTTGAGGGAGATCAACTTACTTCTTATGGTAGGTTTGTTTACACTGTAAGATACTCAAACGCAACAAAACAAATTGAATCTAACTGGATTATAGAAGAAGTTTCTACAGGAGATATATATGACATAATTGGTTTTGTTATTGATCCTAGGAAAGAATATGTAGAAATTTTTGTAAAACAAGATTTACCTACTCAAAACGTAATATAGTGTTTGGCTTAAATAAAACTAAAAAAAACACAGCTAGAGTAGAAATCAAAGGAATTAACGCTGTCAAAAAGGGTTTAAAGGACTTAGGAATGACCTCTAGACAGGCTAGGACAGAAATAAACCAAGCACTAAGACCTGCAGGTAATATGTTAGCTAGAGGTCTAAAACGAGCTTACAAACGTAGGTTTAATAAAACACAAAGTAGAGGGCGTAGATATAACCCACAAAGTAGATCATACAGACAAGGAAAGCCAACAGCACAAACAATGGGTGTTGTTACAGCTAGAAGGTCTAGACAACCCGGTTTATTTGTAGGGCCATTGTTAAGAAAGATTAATCCTCACTACTGGAGAAAAGGTCCAAGTAGAAACTTAGCTGCAATGCAAATTGAGGGTTATAAAACTAAGTCAGGCGAAATCAAAATGTATAAAAACATATTTGAGGAGACTAGCAAAAGTATGGGCGATAAAATTTCTAATAAAGCTAGAAAAGACTTAGATAGATTATTAGACAAGATGATAAAAAAAGCAGGATTTTAGATGTTTGCAGTAATAGGACAGAAAATATACGAAAAATTAAGAATCTCTTTTGATTTTTTAGAGTCACAAGGGGAATATCTTGGACCTGAGGTAGTAACAAATACTGCACCATTTGATAGTACGAATGGTTGGTTTTCCACTCCTTCACCTCCTAGATATGTAACTGCACAAGGTGGTGTGTTAGCTTTTCAGTCTGTTGATTCTAACACAAGCTCAATGCTATCAACTGCTATTTATTTAAATGCAGGAGCAACATATGTTTGCGAATATTCTCTAGAATCCCCTTTTAGTAATCAGGTAATGATTGGTTCAGTACCTTATAGTACTAGTATTTATGGGGGCGAAGTTAAACCAAGTGGTGACATAAAAGATTCATTTCGATTTACTTCATCAAACACACCAGGTTATTTTTTTCTAACTTTTGTTGCTGAATCTAATACTTCTGCTGCAACCATATTAAAAAGTGTAAGTATAAAAGCAGTCGATACAACTACAAAAGTATTTCCTGTTATAATACCACAAGAAGTAGATTACCCTGCCACTACTTACGAAATAATGAATGTAAGTAACTTTATGGCAAAAAGCAGTTCTTTAGCTTCTTGCGATGTAACAATAAGAATATCTTGTTTTGCAGATTCATATATAACGACATATGATCAAGCTAAAGCAGTTGTAGAGGCTTTAGATTTGTATCAGGTAACTTATACCGAAGATGGGCAATCTTATACTGCTAAGTTTAGGTTTATTAATCTAGACGATGAATATTATAAGAATGCTGAAAAATTCTACAAGAACATAACTTTCGATTGTTTAATAATTAAAAACTAAATAGAAATGGCAATTCAAAATGCAACTAACGTAGCGATTAGAGTTGGTGGAACTGGTGCAGGAAACACTGTAGGTTTTGGTACTTCTGCTTCTTTAAGTGTTACAATGGACTTGAGAGACAAGACAAACAAATCTTCTCTTGGATGGCAAGAAAACTTAGGTGGTCTTAAATCTTGGGAAATTAGCGGAGACGCTTTTGTTGACCTAAGTGCAGATACTATAACAAATGTAAACGACCCTTATGACGAAAATACCAGTGAAACAGCAACTGTGAAAACAGTTCGTTCTCTTTGGGACACTTGGGCAGCAGGAGTAGAAGTTGATGTATTGTTTGGTAATGGTACAAAAAACTACTATGGTAAAGGTCTTATCACATCTCTATCTATCGATGCAGGTGTAGAGGAAAATGCAACTTACTCAGTAACTATTCAAGGTACAGGCACATTATCTGAATCGTAATAATAACTTTTAAATCCTTAACATTATGGCAATTAAAAACGCATCGGATTTATTAGTTTATAAAAGTGGAGCAGCAACAGCTCAAGTAACTAAAATTACTGTAGCATCTACTCCTCTAAGTGGTGATGGTCACATCTTCATAGACAATGTAGTTAATGGCTCAGACGTAGAAAGTGATGACGTTAGAGTTCCTATTTCAGGAACTATGGCAAACACAAAAGCAGCAGTAGCAGCAAACATTAAAACTAGGCTAGAAGCATTTGGTTATACTTGTTCTTCAGTTACAGATGGTGTATTTACAGCTACAAATGGTGCAACAGGGTTTGTGCCAACTATAGTTTTAAAAGATGGTGATGTTACTATAGATGATGGAGCAATACAGGTAGAGGTAGAAACTACAGGTAGTGACGCAGGTTACGAACCAATAGCATTTAGTACTTCTGCTAATGTTACTTTTACAGCTGATCTTAGAGATGTTACTACTAAAGATTCAGGTGGTTTTGCTGAGTACGTTAAAGGAATCCAATCTTTTGAGATGACTACTGATGCTTTGCAAGATTACTCTGCTAACTTAGACTTTCAAAACTTTTGGGAAGATTTAGAGAATAGAACTAAAATTACTTTAAGATTTTCAGAAAGATTGACTGGTGGTGCTGATAAGTATTATCAAGGTGACGCTTTTGTAACAAGTTTATCTGTTGACGCAGGAGTTGAGGATAATGTAACATATTCAGTTACGTTTACAGGTACTGCTGCAACTACAGAAGGTTCTCACTAACTAATAATTATTTAAAATGAAAAAGGTAGAAATAGGTGGTCAAGAACGACCAATTAGATTTAGTTATTTAGCTTTAAAAGACATTTGTAACAAGTGTGGATTAAAGTTAAGCGATATGAATCAGCTAGGTACAGAAATTGACCACATAGGTATTATCGCTTATTTTGGTTTAAAATATGGGGCCAAGAAAATTGGCGAACCATTTAAGCACAAGATTAGCGATATAGAGGAATGGTTAGATAACGAAGATTTCTCTAAGATTAATGAGATATTCGAGGCTTTTCAACTTGATCAACCTCAAACTGAGGGAAAGTAGTAGAGGGAGAGGAAATTGATGAGCAAACTGGTGACATCGATTGGGACAAACTCGAAGAAATAGGTTTAGGTAGAGTGGGGTTAGGTTATGATGAACTTTATGACTTAACTCCACGAGCCTTTAACAATAAACTACAAGGGTTCAATAGTTATCAGGAAACATTGATGCGAGATAGGTGGGAGCAAACACGAGCAATAGTACAAGGCTGTGTAGCACCACACTCAAAGAAAAAACTCAAAGCTCAAGATATATTACCTTTCCCTTGGGATAATGAAAAAAAATCCAAAAATAAAAAGATAGCTACAAAAGAAGAAATGAAAGCTGTATTGGACAAATACGACAAAATTAAATTAAAGAAAGTATAATGGGTGGTATTAAGACTATATCGATAATCGTAGCAGCTAACATTAAAGGGTTAGAAGCTAGTTTAGGAAAAGCAAATAAATCCGTAGCTGGATTTGCATCTAACGCTGCTCGTTTAGGTTCTACATTAACATTTGGTGTTACAGCTCCACTTACCGCTTTGGGTAAATCAGCCTTTGATACATTCTCTGAATTTGAGAATAGTATGACAAAGGTAATGACAGTTACTAATGCTACTGCTGATGAGTTTAAAATGCTCACAGATTCAGCAAAACAACTAGGGGCAACTACTCAATTTACAGCAAGAGAAGTTGCTAACTTACAATTAATTTTAGGTCGTAAAGGTTTTGACCCTCGTGCAATCGAGGGAATGCAAGATGCTATATTAGATTTAGCATTGGCAACAGGAGAGGATTTAGGACTTGCAGCTAACGTAGTATCGGCTTCAATCAACGCATTTCAATTAGAGGCACGAGATGCTGCCGGAGTAGCAAACACTTTAGCTAGTGCTGCTGCTAATTCATCTATAGAACTAAATACATTTGCAACTGCTTTTGGACACGCAGGAGCATCTGCTGAAGCAGTAGGTGTTGACATAGAGGAGTTATCTTCTATGATGGGTGTTTTAATGGACAATGGTATAAAGGCATCTAAAGCAGGTACTGGTCTCAGAAAAATATTTATGAGGCTAAACGAAGCAGGAATACCTTTTAGTTCTACTTTAGAGGCTATGGCCGATGGCACAATGTCTCTTAATGAAGCACAAGATTTGGTAGGTGTAACTGCAGCCAACCAATTACTTATATTATCTGACAACTTAGATAAGGTAAAAGAACTTACCGAAGAATATAAAACGAATACAACTAGGCTACAAGAAATGGCTAATGTGATGGGAGATACCACACAAGCTAAAGTAGCAAAAATGACTTCTGCTATAGAGGGTCTTAAAATAGAATTAGGTGCTGTAATAGCTGATTCAATTATGCCTATGATAAAAGGCTTTACTAAACTAGTAGGTAAATTTGGTAATTTAGATAGTTCTACACAAAAAGCAATTGTATATATAGGTGGATTCCTTGCAGTTATAGGTCCTTTAGTTTTAGCTTTTAGTTTAATGGTAGGAGCTTTAGGTACTATCGGTACAGGTCTAGCTGGGTTAGCTACAATTGTAGCAGGTTCGATAGCAGGTTGGGGTCTATATGGTAGCGGAGTCATAGCTTTGACTGCATTGTTAGCAAAGCTAGGGTTAGATATATCTAACGTAGAAGATAAGATGAAAGAGTTAGAGGTTCAAAAAAGGTCAATGGCCAATGATCCTGACTTTATGCTTACTACTTGGGCAGAACATCAAGCATTAGAGGCTCAAGCAAAAGCAATGCAAGACTTAATAGATGCACAAAAAGAAAGAGAAAAGCAGTTTAGAAAAGAACAGTCTTTAAATAAAAAAATTGGTTTAGATACTATCGGAGCAGCACCTTTAGAAACTTCTACAGGTGGTAGTTTAATAATGCAACAACTTGGAGGCTTAGAATCTGTACAAGAAAAATTACAAGAATACAAAGATAGTTGGACAGGATTAGCCACAGACCTTACAGTAGCTTTCTCAGATGCTTTTTCTCAAATGTTATTAGATGGTAATTTAACTCTTAGAAATTTAACAGATTTATTTAAAGAGCTTGGTAAGGTTATGCTTACAATGGTTCTAAGAGCTTTAGCTTTAACTGCTTTATTTAGGGCGTTAGGTATGCCTATAGCCGGAGGAAAGTTTGAAGGTTTAGGTATGAGTGGCTTTAAACAATCACTTACAGCGGTAGCAGGTGGTATGTATGCAAACGGAGGTAGACCACCTTTAGGTAAAATCTCGCTCGTTGGAGAACGTGGTCCTGAGTTATTTGTTCCCGATTCAGCAGGAACTGTTATACCTAACCACGCTTTAGGTGGAGGTGGTACTGTTATACCTGATGTAAGAATATCCGGTGACGATTTATTAATAGTATTTG